CATTCTAACTCTACCAATAACTCCATCATCTTGAACAAGTAATGGTGGATCAATCGCTTTTGCCCATGCTTTTAATCCTATTTCTACTGCTTTATTTAAAGTTTTAATATCTGGTAATGCATTATAACTTGGTGATCTTCCAAATATTTCGCCTGTTGCTTTAGACCATCTAGGTACTAAATATGGAAATTCATTATAACCACCTGTTCTAACTTTCATTTTATCTTCAACACAAACATGACAACTATGTACAGGTAATTTTGTTCCTGTTTCGCCTAATGCTCTTTCATAATCTTCTGTTGGTTCTACTGCGTGTATAAAATTAAATTGTTTATCTGGTTTTTCTTTAGATGCTTCTAAAATTTTTTCACCTATATTTTCTTCTCCAAATTCTTGTATTGCTTGTCTAGCAGTAAGTTTATATTTTCTATAAAGTGTATCTACTTTACCATTTATATTTTCTTGAATAAAATATTCTGCAATATGTAAACAATTAAAATGTATTCCTTCTTTATCAAAACCTTTATTACCTTCTTCTACAAATATTGCACCTGTGCCTATAGAAACTAAATCTAAATATAATTCATGTACTTCTGTGTTAAAATTAGATTCATTAAATGTTTCATACATTCTTTTTGCAGAATCTTCTAACCATAATTGTACTTCTCTATCTTCGTTTAATGTTGTATCTCTTAATTTTAAATGAAACCACGGCAATGATGCAGATGTTAATGTTCCTTGTAAACTAGCCGCTAATAAATTGTTTGCTGTTATAGCTGTACTATCATATAATACTTCAGTTCTTTTTGTACCTTTTGCTCTAACAAAAGTAACATCTGCTTTTCGTGGCATAACATAATCTAATATATCTTGCCAATGATCTTCCCAAGTTTGTCTTTCTGCTTCTAATTTAGAACATCTTTTTTTTATATATTCAAAAGTATTCATTAGTATTTACCTGCTAATACATATTTTTTCTTTTTAGGAAAACCTTTTTTCATATTGCTATAATTTTTAGCAGATACAGTAGAATTTTTTTTACTTCTACTTGTTCCTGCTTTTTTTCGTTTATTTATATTTTCGTATAAACTCATTATGTATATTTTTTACCACCTAACAAAGATTGTGATGTTGTAGCTTCTTCTTCTACACCTTTACCAGATGTAAGAATTGTACCATACATTCCTTTTTTCTTTGTACCAATAGCCGCTTGTTTTTCTTTTTCTAATTTTGCTTCTGCTTTATCTGCCGCTTCTGTAACAGAATTATCTATTGGTGGTGGCATTTGTGGTTGTGATTTTCCGCCCATATTATTTTAATCCTTTTTTATCCATTTACATTCTTCTTTTAGCATACCATATAAGGCCGCATCAACAAATTTTCCGTCTATTTGCATGACCTTTCTTACTATACCTTCTTTTGTCCATCCTGTTCCCGACAAAATTCGTTCATTGCGTTCATAACCATTTCTACATACTGCGGTCATTCTTCCACATTTAATTTGTCTAAAACCATAGTCAAAGACATATCTTATATGTTTTCTGGTAAATAATCTAGGAGTTTCTAATGCTAGGTGGACATAGATGTTATGGCCGTCAAAATCTGTAAAAAGAAAACCACCTAATATTTTATTGTCTTCAACAAATCCAATGTAAGAAAATTTATCTCCTATATCAGCAGATATGTAGCATTTTTTTTTAAGATACTCTCCAATCGGCTTTCGCCAACTGTCGTCAGTAACTGTTTGAATCATTTAGACTGTCGTTTTTTTCTTTTTAACATTTCCGCCAAGTACAGTTTTAGAAACATTTGCTTCTTCTTCTACACCAGATGAACCTGTCATAATAGTAGAACCGCCATACCCACTAGCCGCCAAAGTAGATTGTTTTGATACTGCTGGTGCTTCTGCTTGTGTTTGAGGTGCAGTAGCCGCAACAGGTGCTTGTTGTTGCACCACTACTTGCGGTGGTTTTCTAAATATTCTTGTGATTGCTCTTACAAATCCGCCCATATGTCCTTTCCTTAATTAAATACATTAAATTCAGAATCAGTTTGTATTTGTAAAGGTTGATAATTTTTAACTCTTGCTTTTCTTAATGACATAACACAATATCTCATTGCAGATATTACATCATCATGTGCAGGAACTATTTTACCATCTTTTCTATGATACATCCTTAATTCTTCTAGTAGTTTACCTTGATTTTTAAAGATTTTCAATCTTTTAGTTTGCATTCTAGTTAATATCTCCATAATTCCAGCTTCTACAGAATTTCCACCTGTACCTTCTTTCATTCCATTAGCTGGTGGATTACTAAAATGTTCACGCAACATATTTACATTTTCTCGTTTATATTGATCTGTTAAATTTTTTCCCGATCCTTTATCTGCTTGTCTTCCATCCATTGGCCATACTACAGGAATCCATTTGCCTTTTGCATTAATTGCAGATGCATGAACAGGTACAGTTTCTTGACGCATAGCATAACAATCATAAACATATACTGTATCAGTATCTCTATCCCATGCTATCCACACAACAGCAGTAGGGTGATCCCAACCAAAATCTATTCCACACAATCTAGGCCAATGTTGAGGTATATCTATTGGATCACACAATATATCTTCTTCTGCAATAGGAAATACTAAACCAGAACCTAATTGTGGTATTCCTCTTTCTCTCATTTTTCTTTCATGTGGTGGTAATGCAGATAATATTTGTTCTCTTATTGCTTTAGTCATATGTGGTGCATCATCCCAAGTAGCTTGTATTAATGCTTGGCCTTCTTTTAAATTATTTACAAATTGTGCAACAGTTTCTGTCATTCCTTGTTCTGGTGTAAATGTCATAAATACAATTCCACCTTTGTCTGCTGTTCTTGTTAATGCTTGTGAATAAATACCTTGTGGTGGTTCTTCGTCTAACCAAATAACATCTAACGATTCACCCATCCATTTTTCTTTACCCATTTCATATGCTTTAAATCCAATTCGTGAATATCCACCAGATTTATGTTTTACTACTAATGAGTTTAATGCATTTGGTACACCAGCTTTTCTAACTGTGTTTCCTATATCATTTAATGGAATTGATCCTGTACCATGTGCAGATGGATCGTCTGGTTGGCCGACAAGTTCTTTTTGGCAAACATCCCTAGTTGTTTCATTTGAAACTCCCCCTACCCAAGCACGAATAGGTTTATTAAATCGTTTACCATCCCACCATGTAGGGTACTTCCCTGTCGCATGATATGCAATTTCCATTGCCCCGCTAAAAGACTTGCCGACCCTATTTCCTGCCATAAGCAATCTTTGTTGTGCTTTGGCATTGTGAAATTTTTTTTGGTAATCGTATGGCTTGTAAGCTACTAATCTATTTGTTGCTTCTCGCCTTTCTAATTCTTTAGCAATTTCTATTGCTCGTTCTACATTATCTATATCCATTTAACCAATCCAATTTATAATAGCTCTTAATGCTAATATCATATATACTAATTCCATTAAGGTTCTTGGTACATCTTTATCTTTTACACCCATTATTACCCAAAATAAAGCCGAAAGACAAGCACTACCCCATCCTATAGATTGTACCATTGGATTACCAAAGTAATCACCATCTGAAAGTAAATATACTCCCAGCATAGCTAAAAAAAAGCCCAACCAACGAAAATTAGTCAATTCGAAAAGAATTATGGATTTCATATAGAGGTTCCTCCATAATCGTACTCCTATTTTAAGATTAGTTTTTTGATATGTTTTTTGTCTAAATATATCTCAATTTCTGCTTCTGATTTTAAACATTGATACCTAACATTCCCACCAGATTTTAATTGGCGATCTGCAATTCTTTTTCCTTTTAAACAAGCTGACATAGATTCTTGTATTCTATGTTCTTGTATTTCGTTATTCACTATCATTAATAATGCTATTACTGTTTCAATCATTTTAACTTCCGTTCCCGTTCTTATAATGCATATCTCTCGCTTTGTCTTTTAACATTTCAATATCTTCTAAAGCCTTTTCTAATTGTTTTTGTATAAATTCTATATTCACTTTATTGTGCATTCCAGCTTCTTGTTGAATTTGTAATTTTTCTACCTGTTTATATAAATCCTCAATAAGCATAAATTGTTCACTATCTGCGGGTAATGAACCTAAAGTACCCCGTGGCCAACCTATTCTAAATTCTGTGTTCTTT